TCTTGAGGCACACGATGTAATGAGAAATAATAAAGATAAAGAAGAATACAAGCAATTGAATCATATTGTAGATAAAAGTATAACTGAGTATTTAGACAAAGAGGATAATAATGCCGACTCCATTTAGTTGTCACGAATGTGATAAACCAACAATGAATAAAGAGGGAGTTTGCGATAGTTGTATTGAGTCTTATGCAGAAAGTACAACGGCTGATGATGTTAATGAAATGTATCTTGATTTGAAAAAAGCACTTGATACAATAGACGAACTTAGAAAGACGATACACATGATTAAAGAGTTGGCAATGCTTAGAGATAATTATGGAATGATTGAGAGTATAGCAGAGGAAGCATTAAGTGAGAAATAACGGCATGGGTGTTAAGTTAAAATGCCCGTGCTGTGGTTATGACTTTACTAAGCCTGCTAATATAAA